GTCATAATCAAATTCTTTCATAACATTGAGATTTTGTATTTGTGGATGATAACCACTTACTTAAATATTCTACTGCTAATTCTGGTTTACAACCATCACCGCAAGTAAAAATGTCACACATTGCAATACCTTTTTCTGGCCAGGTGTGAATGCTGAGATGACTTTCTACCAACAGAGCAAATCCAGTTACACCTTGTGGAACAAATTTTTGAGTTTCTATTTTAAGAACCTTTGAATATGAAGCTTCTGCTGCATGAAACAAACAGAATTTTATATGCTCTTCATTATTCAAGATAGAAAAAGGACAACCCTCTAATTTAAATAGAACGTGTTTCATCATAACCAATTCGGTTTTTTGGATGGGTCACGAAGATAATTAGATGCAACCCAAGGTTTGCTCGATATATAACGTTTGTAAGCAGTAAGAGTGTCAATGCTTGTGTCAAATTTAAACTCATCAGGACCTGCGAATGCGAATGGTGTTGCCTCTTTGTGACATAATAAAGTTCTCCCTGTTTTTTTCTCAAATACTTCTTCTGCTGCATTCATTGCAGTCTGACAAGAATGAACTTTGCGGTATCTATGAGTATACTCTTGAAGTAATCCAAATCCATGTTGAATTAACCAAGCTGTATTAGCAATACTCTCTGCTGCCCATATAGTGCAAGGATGTCCACGGAAAGCACCTTTCTCTGTATTGTATGGTGTCCCATCTTTCTTGGGTAGCAAATCATTACCCCAATCAAAATACCACTTGGAATAGACAACTGCCAACATTTGACAGGTCTCAAGTGGCATCTTTACAATATGTTTGTCAGGTAAAACTCTTGCTGATGCAAGAGGATCTGGATCAGTCACGAATATGTTCATAATGTGGTGGTGTATAATGATCATTCCAGTGTCGAATGTTACCTGCAATGATAAAACAATTGGTAATCACGAGTTGTAAGAAAATAAATGATCTGACTATGCAGACAATATTATCATACTTTTTGGTAGTTTCATCTTGGAATGAACCAAGAGCATACTTCCATACCTTCCATATTTTAGCATACATTTTATTTTTTGCCAATATCTTTTCTGATATCGTCATGCAATCTTTCTGTTGGTGTTTTAAATTTTCCTTTCTCATAATCAAAATCAGGATGTGGTTCAGCAGGAACCCAAGGATTCTTAGATGAGTTTTTTATCACAATAAATTTATCTTTTGCAAAAGTTCCTGCAAGATTAACTTCTATATCATCACCATCTTTCCAGTTTATTTCACCTTTTAGATTAGTATGAAGCATTGCCTCTTGAATTTTGTCAATAAGTTCTTGTGTGAGTTTCATTCGTCAGGTTGTATTCCGTATGGTGTTAAATCATATTTTACTATAGATATACCTTCCTCTTTTATTCGAGTGGGTTGTCCTATCTTTGCTAAGATATCAGCAGGTATTTTCTTCTTTGTAATATCATAGGGTATGGGTGCATTTGACACACATACTCTAACACATTCCCATTCCTCTTCAGTAAGAGAATAGTTCACTTTTTAAACACTCCTAACTTTGCTAAGAGATAAACTGATAATACTGTCCAAAAGACAACTTCTAATCCTATGTTATTCATTCTTCTATTTCAAAATACCATTTAATAGATTTGATGTAATCAAAAGTACATCCTATATCTTTATCACAATTTATATCATATTTACGATCACATAAAAAATTTCTCAATTGTTCGATTGAATCAAATCGACCTTGATGCCTTTCCTTTTCGTCGTATAAATGATACTTCATTATTCAAAAGAAGAGTCTGGTTCCAATGCTATGTAGTAAATTAAATTATAATTCGAATTAGTAAATTTTGCAAGAAGTTTAGATGATATAACAACATCATAAGCACCAGGTATTATCTTGATATTTTCTACTTTAAAATTAAAAGTAAAGTCTCTATCAGTTTCACCAACAACAACTGCAAATTCGTTTGATGTATCATTCTTCTTATCCCTGACAACTAACTTAACAACTCCATTTTCACCAACTGCCGCTAAGTCTGGAAGTTGATAAACTGCAGCTGCCTTCAATAATTTTTCTAAAGTAACACTCTCTAACTGAAAACAAACATCCTCAGTTGGAAGAGTTATTTCTTTATCTGGTGGTGAAATAATTACCTGCGGATCAGCATAAAAATACTTTACCCTTCTCTTACCCTCACGAATAGTTAAATATGATTCCTCACTAAAATCTAAATTAGGATCTTGATGAAGACTCAATCCATTTAAAAATTGATTAAGATCATATATTGCAACATCCTTTGGAAAATCCTCAGATATATCTGCCTCTGCTAAAATATTTTTAGCAACTGATATTGTGCGAAGTTTATTTCCTTTCTTTACAAGTATTGAATTATTAATTCCTGCAAAGTTTTTTAGAACAGTTAAAGTGCTGTCTGTTAATTTCATAGATTCACGTAATTTCATCATTAAGGCATTTGGTCAAAGTTTCCAGAAGGCATTGATGGTTCACCATAATGTCCATCAAAGTGTAATAGTAGCATAGCATAGTGTATGACTTTTAACAAGTCTTTTTTATCTTTTCCATTCTTACTTCCATAACGACTTCCATATTTTAAAATATTTGCTTGACAGAAATGAGGTGCAATATCTCTTGCTGCCATTAAATCGATAGTTTGCACTTTACGAAACTCATGTTTAGTTCCTGTATAGTGTCCTTGGTATGTCGAAGAAACATACTCTTGAATATCTTTTAAAATTTCTTCTTCATGATACTTAAAATAATGTGCTGACATTTTTAATTCTTCTAATTTTTCTAATTCTTTTTTGTGAAATTCTTGTGTCCACCCATCATTATATGGTGAATTGGCATTAGTAAAATGATGTGAATACTGATCATCAATTGTGGATAGATCTATGTCATAGTCAAGACCATCATCTTCAGAAACTGATGGTGGCCAAGGTGAACCTGGTGTCCACTCAAATCCACCAGACTTTTCTATCCACTCTAAATCTTTATCAATGTTACCGACTACCATTTCTGCTCTTGCTCGATCTACAGGATCAGTGAAAGGATTTTCTGCATTCGGATCATTACGTTTATAGTCATAATAATAATCTGAATGTTCGACAGGATCGGGTTCTTTCCACAATCCTGTCTTCTCATCTACTTCTTTTTTATCCACGATTGGATACTCCTTATCAAATGTGCCATTGAGAATATCATACAATAAACTCCATGCATTCATTATATCACTCTCCTGACTGTTGGTCAACTGGTAGGTTAAAGTCAGCATCTACTTTGTCATAAAGTTCCATGAATGACTGTTTTGTTTCATCATCAAAACGATTAGTGCAAACTTGGATTGCTTTTGCCTTATCTTTAAAGATAGAGAATGCACGAATGATGTGAACAAGACGACGAGTGCTGATGATCTCTTCAATACCACCATCATAGAATGTCTTACGAATGATGTCTGCCCAATCAACAAGTTTTTTGATAAACTTATCATCAGAAACATTTACACTTGCAGCATGTAAATTTAATAACTTCTCTTCAATCTTAACTGATGGATATGATTGCTCAAAGGTTACAGGGAATCTTTCAAGAAATGCTTCGTTAAGAACATTAGTTCCTATGAATCTACCATCGTCAGAACCTTTACCTTTTGTATTCGCAGTCGCAATGACATTGAATCCTGCAGCAGGTTTTACCCATCTACCTATCTTCTTCAAGAAGATACCCTTACCTTCAAGAATAGATTGTAGGCATAGAATCTTGTTTGATGCTAAATCAATCTCATCTAGAAGGAGTATAGCTCCCCTCTCCAAAGATTCGATAACTGGCCCATTGTGCCAAACAGTGTTACCATCAACAAGACGAAACCCACCAATAAGATCGTCTTCATCTGTCTCTATCGTAATATTAACTCTAATTAACTCCCTATTTAGTTGTGCACATGCTTGCTCAACAGAGAATGTTTTACCATTACCTGATAGACCTGTAATGAATGCAGGATAGAATTGCTTAGATTGAATAATCTTTTTGATATCTTTGAAACCACCAAAAGGAACAAATGTATCATCTTTTGTTGGAACTAAGTTCTTCTCTTGAACTGGTGCAGATGGTGCATTGAATGTTTTTTCAATCTGCTCAACTGCTTCTTGTGTAACTTCAAGATTCCATTTACCTTTTGTTACTTTATATTTTTGCAACTTGCGAGTGACGGTGTTGTAATGAATGTCATTCATAGAGCAAAATGCTTTGATATCTGCAGTAGTAACTTCTGATCCATAAAGTGATACTAACTTGTCAGTAATTTGCTCTTCAGTCATTTTAACAGTGAAGGGAGTGTAAGTCATGATGTAGTTCTTTGTTTGATATACTTATTATAATCGATATCAATATCAAAACAACCATGTGTGTGCCACTTATTTAACTGGTTTATATACCCTGATCTTTTTGACTTTGAAAAAATTCAGTCATAGAAGATTGTAGTTGACCTTTATTTTCTTTTGGATCTAATTTATTATATCCCTTCATTTTTTTCCAGTCTGAGTAAAGTGCTTGAAGATGCCAAGATTGAGATAGACTCTTAGGTCCATTCTCTAGCAAATCAAGTTCCATCTTGTTAGTTATATAATTTTTATATTCTTGTCTCCAATTGGAGTCGTCATAAAGTGGTGTTGTCATTATCCGTATGTGAAAGTTTTGCCTTTGATTTGAGATTGACCCTCTGGATTTTTGCCCTGTGGTTTGAATTTTCCTAGTTTTACATTTTTTGATTTGCCAAGTCCACCTTTTCTTGTTGCTGATAGTGTACCAGTTTTTTTCGTTTGTGTCAATACGGAATCCTGCCCATACTTTTTACCAAGTGCCTTGACTGTCTTCTTAAACTTTCTTTTACCCATCTTACCTGATGAGACAACATGACTTCTCTCCTTTACTTTCTTCTCTTTACCTGTCTTATCATCTTTCTCAACATATGAACCAGTCACCTTTGTAGCACCACCTAAACCTCTACCACGAATATCTTTATCTAATTGCTTTGCCCTTGCACGATTTTCTTTCGCAGACTTATCTGCTCTGGAAGCAGACATTGTAGCTATACCACCCTTATCAGATTTACTTTTGATTCGAGAGAGACTACTCTCTTGCATGAATTCTTTATAGGTCTTCATTTCACTAGACACTTTTTTATATTTAGGCAATCATGGTTACAAACTCATTCAAGATTTTCTTGTTCATTTTCTTTGCAGTTAATGACTTAGTAAATGCTTTCTTGATTTGTGCTTTGGTTGCACCCTCTTCGACCTCAAATTCGGAATCATTTGAAAGGGCAGCAGATGATAATCCAAAGTAAACATGATATCCACACTCTTTGATTGCAAGTGCTTTTGTCTTTCTCCAAGAAAGTCTATGTTTCTCAACCTCTGGACTATTGTAATCATCACAGTTGATGCGAAGGAAACTGGAAAGATCTCTTGGTGACATAATACGAATACCAACAAAGTTTACATCAGGATAAGTATCACGAAGGTCTTGAAGTAGAATTGGTGTGAATGTAGACCATGAATCTCCTGTTCGATATGTTTTACCTGTCTTACGATTACGTAAGAAACAACTGGTATCGATTGAACGTTCTCCCATGTATGGTTCGGGATCCCATGATCTCTGAACTTCTTGATGATAATTCAATTGATATGCTTCACCATCTGTAAGAATTACACAATTAACTTTCTCAACACTATTCTCTTTACGGAACTGTGGAATAATTTTATGTAGTGCTACAATTGACTCATTGAGTGGAGTTCCTGATAATGATAGTCCGTAAGGAACAAGTTTGTTTGCAGTATAATCACTAAATGCTGTGGCAATACGGAAGAAATTGATTAGTTGTTTCTCCAAGTTTTTACCACGAACCTTACTGGTAAATATATTCATCAAACTAAAACCTGGTCTGACTTTAAACAACCCAACTCTTGGTTTATAGGATTCTTTTGCCACACCTTCTTCATTTACATTAGGGAAGTTTTCAGTGAAAGCATAAACTTCAAAAGGTATTTGAACTTTGTTGCAGAACCAGATTAGATTGTAAAGTTGTTTGATAGTATCCAACATTTCACGAGACATTGAACCAGACCAATCAAGAATGAATACTAGACCGTGATTCTTACCATCTGGAATAATAGAAACTTTCTTAAATAGGTCTTCGTTGTATTTGTAAGTGTGCAATTTACTTGTATCAAGAATACCAGTACGACTTGTAGTAGCACGAGCATAGGCACCTGCAGACTTCTTCATCTCAAATC